AAGATTAAATCCCTTTGCTAAACTCTCAATGGCTTTGGCTGCATCGCTAGCTTCTGTACCGCCACCAACACGGGCTAAAGCATCTATAAAGCCTTCGCCAATAATCTCTGATGCGTTGCCTGTGGCTATGCCTAAAACTTCCATCTTGTAAGAAGTAGTAGTTAGATAATCTTCTGCCGCGCCTGCTGATCTAGAAAGTACGATGCCTAAAATTTCTGAAAATGATTTAGTGTTTAATTCTGCTCTAGTTAGACCTGTGTTGTATTTTGCAAGACCGCGAGTAATGCCAATATAGCCTTTACCTAAATCTTCTGAGACTGTAGCAAGATCAACGCCAGAGGCTCTGCTGATTGTGATTGCATCGTTGAGAAGCTTCTGAGATTGAGTTAATGAGCCAGTCGTGGTCAATAGACCCTGAAACGCTGGACGAAGAACATCATCTGCAATCGCGGCAGATTTCTCAAGATTCGCTATGTAGTCAGCAATCTGAGGGTTAGCAAAGCCGATGCCTAGATTCTCTACAGCTCTATTAAGTCTGAGGGCAGCAGCTTCATCTTGAGCAAAGGCTTTAACAGATGCTTTGCTGTAAGCAATAATTGCACTTGCTCCAAAAGCAATACCTGTTGCGCCTGCCAATTTCTTGACATTGTTGGTTAGCTTCTGTGTTGCTGTATCGGCTTGCTTAAATGCCTTTTTGCCTGTGAACTCAGCGGCAATGTTAATGGCTACATTGCTCATGCGGCTCTCCTCAAATCTACTATTTGTGTTCTTCTATTAAATGCAGCACTTGTGTTTTCAATAGCCTTTAACACAGAAGCATTGGCTCTACCTTGTGTCTTAGCCCATGCTCTAAAGATTAAGCGGCCCATCATAGATGAGTTACCTTTTTTGCTAGGGCCGTAAAGCTGACCAAGATTAGAAATAAACTGATTGCCAGCATAAGGATTAACTGATCTAGATACGCTCTTAGATGCACCGCCAGCTTTAGGGCCTACCCAATCTTGACCTTGACCGTTCTTTCGACCAGCTCTTTCATAGATAGCACCTACGGCTGTTTTGTTTTGAATTCTTATTGTATTGACAAAGCCGCGAGGATTAGGCTGAGAAGGTGTAGTTTTGTAGATAATACCTCTACGGATTATGCCTGCATCATAGGTAGGAAATTTTGCTTCCGAGAATGATCGAGGTTGCCATCCACTCATAGGAGATGTTGGTGGCACAAATGATCTAGCTTCTGCAACTACTGGCTTGAGAATCTTGCCTAGTTCTTGAGTTAATTCTTTAGCTAGGTCTGGAGCATAAGCAGCTAAGGCTTTACGAAGTGCGACCGCGCCCACGACTTCTGTTGGCATCTTTGATCTCCTTCGCTTCGTCTTTTAGACCTTGCAGTAATGCATCTAGCATTAGCTTGTCTAACTCTAACAAATGTTGTGGCGCAATCCCCAACCTTATGCTTAGCCTAGCAATAAGGTAGGTGAACGGTAGATCGCGCTTTAAGCTAAAGGGTCGGAATCAAGTACCTCAACACTCTTCAGTGTCTCAATAAATTCCATCCCAAAAGGCTTAACAGTCTCACCTGACCTGCGTGTAATTTCCCACGACAACCAGTAGACATCTGACTGCTTCTCGTCTAAGCGAAAGGCTTGATGAAACCCTTTTTTAGCGTACTGTTCAAATGCGTACTCCACTGCTGGAGTAATCTCGCCTTCTAATACGCTTCCATCTTGTCGAACTATCTTCAGTCTTGCCATGTTTTGCCCCTTTGTTAGTTGTTTAGAAAGTACCTGTTGTTGTTACTGCAACTGTTGAATTACAGTTCCATGTTACTGACTGCATTGAAATATCGCCTACAGCACCGTTGATGTCTGTTAGGTTATTGACCAATACTGACATTGTGTATAGAGGGTTAGTAGCTGATACTGCTGCTGACTTATCCTGTAGCAATACAACTGTTACTGTAGTTCCAAATGCTGCTTGAAGTGTTGGAAGTACGCTTGCTGCTGCTGTGTCATTTAAGAAGTCAATAGTGATAGAAGATGTCTCTAAGCCTTTGACTGCCTTCGCTGAGCTATCGCCCATTGCAACAACTGACAATTCGTCAAATGTGCGGTTCAATGTTACTGATTGTACATGGTCTGAAAGGTCAATAGTTGCGACTTTGACACCGACCTTATTATTCAAAAATACGCTCACTATTATTCCTCTTCTTTCTTAGTAGATACTGGCTTTGGTGCTGCTGGTGCAACCTGTCCGATTTTAATCAGAAAGGCTTCGTTCTCTTTTTCCCAATCGGACATGGTTATTCCCAACTTGTTAAAATGGATACGGACATCTCGCAGCTGAGCAGTTCCCCGCTTGCAACATTGAGAATACTTGGTGCGCTTACTGCGCTTACATTATATGTCAAAGATGATAGTGATAGCTTCTTAAACACAGCACAAACAAAATCTTCTATGCCATTGAGGTTGCCTTCGTTGTCGAATAAAGCGGTCGTAATGACCAGCTTGAAGTTAGCCATTGGACTAATGCTTATGTGCTGGTTATTTGTTGGAACAATGTATTCATCTGAAGGACTGACGATCACAGAATTGGCAAGGATAGTGCTTGGCGGAAAAGCAAAAACTTGATACTTTGTATTATCTACTAAAGCAGTGGCTAAGGTAGTTCTTAAGGTTGTAATTGGAACTGGCATTTAGCCCACCATTGAAGTTGGTGCGAGTGCGTGAGCTATCAATCCTCTGACCTTAGCGAGGAGCTGCGCACTCATTCGATAAGGTGAGGGCTGGAAATCAACTGCATTAGAACCTGAGAGAGTAGCGGTTCTTGCTTGCCAGATTTCAACAGCGATCATTAAAGCTGCATTTTGTACTGCTTGATCTAAAGTCCAGTCCACATAAGTATCTGCTGAGACTGTGCCAAATGGTTGCACTGGATGCTCTACTGCTGGAGTGTTATTGTTACCAGTGATGTTGTAAGTGATGTTGTAATCGCCTACTCCAGTGAGAGTCTTTGATCCGTTGTGCTTTGAACCGTTGCCAGCGATAGTTACTGTCTGGCCTACATAGAAAACCTTTTCTACCAAATCTTGAAAGTAAAGAGTGCCTGTAGTTGCTGTGTTGCTGTGAGCAATGTTAAATGTTGTATTAGTCCAGAGCATAGGCAAGAGAACTGCATCTGCTGCATCACAGACAGATTCAAGAACCGCATCTGTGTACAGAGTGCCAACACCAAGCGTAGAGCGAAGCTCTGCAACTGTTGTTAATGCCATGATGATCCTTTCTAAAGACTCTAGAGGGCCAGAGGGCTACTGACCCCCTAGAGCGACTTAGTTACCTATTTATTAAGTTAGGTTAAACTTGCGAACACCCTTGCCAGACTTAGCAAGGTAAATTGCTAGGTATCCGTAAAGGTTGATTTCGATTTCGCCTGATGTTAGAACATTTACGCGAAGTTGTGTCTGTGGTGATTCCCAGACATAAACAGATGATGGAGCAACCAAGAACGCTGAGTTATCAACGATGCCTGATGCTGAGATGTTGTGATCAACAATTAGGTCAGTTCCAAGAACATTACCGCGAACAGATGAAGCGACTGCTGAACCTGATGCGTTCTGTGTTGGGCCTTGTGCTGAGTAAAGTGCGCGACCTGTTGTGTCTGCGTATCCTGTAATAGCAGCCCATTGATCTGTTGAAGCAACTAGCTTGTTAGCAAAGTCTCCACCAGTTCCCTTGTATGCTGCTGCACCTTCTACAGAGATGAATGATTGCAATCCAGCTGCTGTTGCTGCTGTAGTTGCTGCTGCTGTACCGTCAGCAATAAATGCTGCTAGAAGTGCTGCATCTGTTGCCTTCTCGTACGCTTTACGGAGCTCAACCATCATCAATTCCATAAATTGTGGCTGGCTGCGGTCTACGAGCTCAAAACTAACGCGTTGTAAACCTGAAAACTTATTTACACTTACTGTGTCATAAGCTGAAGTCATGCCTGTTTCTGATGGAGCAGAACCTTCATTTGTATCTGCAACTGTTGGAGCAACATCAGCAGATGACGCATTGGTATAAAGGCGTGGAACTGTAAATGACATGCCCTCTGCCATAAGAGCTGCGCGTGTTGCAGCTTCAAATGCTGGACGACCAGTAAATGTGTCAGTAATAAATGTGTTTAGGTGTGGTGCAAGTGTTAGACCTGTGTTTGTTGATGTTGAATCATCTGCTGCACGAACTGTGCGGCGAGCTTCGTCATCACCCATAGCAGCCTTGATGTTGGCTTCTAGGTATTGTGCTGATGTGATTGGTGCTACGCGCTCACGCACGAATGTAGTTGCAGTAACAACAGGACGAGCAGCTTCAACCGCTGCTGCCTCTACTGGTGCTGCAACTGTCTCTGGAGTATTCTCCACAGCTGTCTCGCTTTCTGTTGGTTGGATTTCTTCTACTGCTTCTGGAGTATCCTCAGCAGCGACATCAATAACTTGAGCAGACTTAAATGCTGGCTCAGTTACTAATGAAACTTCAAATAGGTTGGC